CGCTCCACTTGGCGCCCAAGGTCGAAAGCCTTCGTCTTGAGGGCATATATCGCATTCTCTTTATAGCCCGGAGTGCCTTTACGTCGCTGTAGCGACTTAGCAAACGATGTCTCTGGTAGAGACTCGACGAACATACGCATAATCTCTGCCTGCACGTCTTGAGGTACTTTGTTTGCTTGTAGGGTCTGCAGCGTCTGACCAACGAACGAACTCGGCGGTGCCTTAGAGTAGTTCGCATTGCTGACGTTGACGAATTTCTCGACGTTCTTGACCGAGGCATCCGCCTTCAGGTCTTCCATCGCACGGTCGCGCTCTTGGATATTCTCAAAGGCTTCGACCGTAAATTCCCCATTGGCAACATAGGACAACCAATAGTTACCAGAACGTGTCAGTGGGAAATATGGTTCGATAGTGCCAGTATCAAATAGGCGGGCGTAGACCTCGTTCTTCAACTTCTTGCGCGCAGCCTCATCGGAGATTGTCTCGTCGATCTTGCCATAGATGACGTCCCGCATTTTCTCGTACTGTTTCTTGTACGTGTCGCGCATCTGGGCGTAGATTTTGTCTCCGCCTGTGGCCGACAGGGCCCGCCAGTCATTGCGCATGGCCTTCCATGCCTTAGCTTTTTCTGGGTCGTTGGCGTACGCAGATAACGGCTTGGTCGGGTCTACCTGCTCGACGGTACTCTTATAGACGACGCGGTTCAGGGCATCGACCTGATCCTTGTGCGCCTTAACCCAGTTCGACACAGACTTCAGGACGCCTTCGACTTCTTGGTCAGACTTGTTAATCGCACCGCGCTGCTGCTCCATCATTCTGTGCAGGTCCATAGCACCAGTAATGCCATTGCGCTCGGCGACGTCTGCGACGGCCTGCGAAGGTAGTACGGACAGCCCACCACGCTTTGCCTTGTCTTTAGCAGGGCCCCGCAAGAACCCAACAAGCTGGTCTGAGTACTTCTGCGTGAACTCTTTTGTGGTCGGTTTAGCCTGCTTCTGCACGTCACCAAGCATCTCAGCAACGCGCTTACCTGCAGCGCGGGGGGACAGCATGAAGAACTCTCCACCACCGATATTCTTCGGTGCGGGGGCGAGGATGTTGTCGATGATGCTGGTGGTCTGGTCCAACGCGGACTCGAGCGGCTTAACAGGTTTACCGATAAGCGACCGCAGGAAGTTGGAGATCGCGGCTTTGAACTTAGCGAAAGGAGTTAGGGGGTCACCCTCTACCTTCAACCCTGCTAGCATCCGTTGGAACTCGGGGTTCGAGAACGCTTCCGCCACAAACTCGTTCAGGTTAGTGAACCCATATGCAGTCGGTGCGTAGTCCTTCGTCTCGTCGAAGATTTTCTGCAGCTTGCGTGTGAGCGGGTGGTTCTTCTTTGCTAGTGTCGCAACGGTTGCGGCGTGAGTCATCTCGTGCAGCAAGGTGTGCGCGTTCATGCCCCCATTCGGAATGTATTCTACCCCGTCGTAGTACGTGGTGTCTGATAACCGGATAGTGTTGGTATCAAGAGTAAACCGGCCAGCAAAGCTAGCGTCCTTACCAATCTCAATTTTTGTATCGCCAGCCACTTTGGCTAGTTTCTCCGCCACTGCACGGACTTCGGGATCAGGGGTGTTCGCCGCGAGTGCACGCAGGGCACCCTGCAGGTTGTTAGCTTTTATGAGGTTCACCACCACACTCGATAGCGGTGCAGACGAGGCTTCGGCAGTCATGTTGTACATGCCACCTTTGTAGATCATGGACCGTAGCATCGGGTCGTTCTCGTCGATGCCTAACTTCTCCATGAGTGCTTGGAGTGCCTTCTCATCTGCATCGGTATTGATGTCGAACCCGCCGTCTAGCAGCTTCTCGATCTCACGGCGTTTGGCAACTAGGTCTGTGGATTGGAACGCTGCGACGTTTGTATTCAGCTTCTTGGCGTCGCGGATTGCAGTGGCGATCCACTTCTTGGTTTGTCCAGACATGTTCTCAGCCGCCCAGTCTAGGGTGGCTTGCGCTGCGTTCTTACCACGTGCGGGCAGGTACGCCTTGGTGTCTGGCCCAAAGAAAGCGACCTCCGGTGCAGTCATGTCTTCCGCTTTACGGAAGTTCGGCGCTTCTGACACCACGTCATCCACCGCGTCCTGTAAGCCGAGGATCGGGTCTTCATACGCACCGAGATATTTCTTAATTGCGCCAACTGTGTTCTTAAGTTCTTTGCTCGACTTTGTGTTGACAAGTGTCAACACCGCCTCTTTGTCTGCCACGCTCATTGGGTCAGACGCAGGCTCCATGGACATAGACTTCACAAACCGTTTGTGATCCGTGCTGTTGTTTGCGTCGTAGGCATCCATCAGCTTGGCTTCTACCGAGGCCTTTGTCGCACCAGTACGTGCCGCCGCAGACTTCTTGGGGGTAGCAGGCTGCAATGCCTTAGTCGCCTTGCGCTTCTCCAATGTAGGCATAACGGGGCGGCGAGTGCCCACCCCTAGTGTACGTTGCTCACCGCTTTTTGGTGTTGTAGGAGATACAGCGCTCGCGATACGCTCTCCCAATCCTCGTGGCTTAGGTGTTGCAGGTGGTCGGGCACCTCCACCAGTACCTCTGCCCCCTCCGGGGCCTGCCATGCTGCGTCCACCACGGCGAACGCCTGCTCTATCTCCTCGCTCGACAGGTGCTGAATCGACATCTGTATCCCCCTGTGTGGTATCTGGGAAAAGCTCAAGTTGTTGCGGGGCGTCCTGCTGCGCAGCAGGTGTCGGAGTAGCTCCGGCTGCCGCAGGTGCCTGTTGCGGAGCCGCTCTACCTGCACGGCGAGGTGCGAAGAGGTCAGGTTGTTCCGCTGGTACCCCTTCAAGAGCCCGGCTAATACCCAGCTCTGCAGTTTGAGAAGTACGTGGTTGAGCCGCGAAAGAAGTAAGAATTTGGCGCGTTGCAGGGTCATTTAGGTCACTCCCACGTAGGCGTTGTCGCACAGGCGATCGTGGCGCAATGCCCATCTCGTCAAGCATAGCGTCGGTGACAGTGTTTGGTTGCGCTGTAGGCGCTTGTTCCTGCGCGGGGGCTTGCTGAACCCGGCGCCGAATGCCCGGCATGCCGAGCTGTTCTGGCTCACGCTGGTCTGTTTGTTCTGGGATACGCGCTTCCATCTCGGCGAGCTGCGTAGCTTCTGGAGGCATCTGCACCGGCTCGGCCACAGTCTGCTCTGGCGGTGCGGGGCGCTCGGCACGCTGTACGTTTACCGCACGTTGAATTGATTGTAGCTCGGCTTCGGTGGGCTTGGCACGGTCGCCTTTATATCCTGCCTTGGCCAACGCATCTTCGTACATACGAGACACGCGGTTGTAATTGCGGCTTGGAGTTTTCTCCACCACATCTTGCAGTATCTGTCGCCGATTCTGTTCGGTGGCTTGCTGCCGCTGCGTGTCTTGCTGCCCAGTGATGGTCTCTATGTCGGACTCAGCACGGACAGCGGATTCTTCTGCGTCAATAGCGGCGAGTTGGTCGGCGATATCTGCATCTTCTTGCGCTTCACGTTGGCGCTGGTCCGCTAGATCGACGAGGTCACCCATAGCAGCGGGCTGCTCGGGGACATCTACTTCCGCATCTTCTGGTACGTCCATGTACTGATCTGGGCGGCGTAGCTCTTCAGGGCCAAGCCGATTACGCTCTTGTTCTTGCTGCAGTGCAAACAAGTCAGGCTGCTCAAACCCAGCTTCGTCACCACGTCCGGCAGCGCGGAGTGCCTCACGCTCTCGGGCAGCAGCCTGCGCACGCTGTTCTTCTTCGGGGATCGTGGCTTGCTCAAGCTCGCGAATCATATCCCGCTGTTCAGGCTCTGGCGCACGTTCTTGGCGTTGGTCAAATAGGCTTAACTGACGCTCATCAGGGCGCTCTGGGCGCTCTGGTTCCATACCCAAGTCTTCGTTGGGGAACATTTCACGTTGGTCACCCATAACGCGTACAGGTTGCTGGCCGAGGTCGGCCTCTGGGAACAACTCACCCTGCGCAGGGGCTTCCGATGCAGTATCTCCACCACGAGCGCGGCGGCCGGCGAACGTATCGACTAAGAGTTGGATTGCAGCACCTGCGCCGCCTCCGATAGCGCCAGCCTCACCGGCACCTTCAAGGATAGCCTGTTCAGCGTTGTAGCCACGCTCGTTGAGGTTTTGCATGATGTTGGCCGCAGCTTCTTGCGCGGCTTCCGCTCCACCGGTCGCAGCTGCGTTTGCGATACGCTCCCCAACTACCGCTGTGGCTCTTTCCCCAATATCCCCAATCAGCCGATTGATTATCGGAGAGACGACGTCTGCGGTCCCCCCAAGAATACGCCCAACAGGCAAGGCTTCAGTAGAGCCGATTACGGCACCGATCTGTGCCGCGCGGTTACGTTCTTCTGGTGTGGCCCCATATTCGCGAGCACGTTCGCTTGCTTCCCCAGCACCCGCACCTACACCGACAGCACCAGCACCGAGAAGACCTGCGATACCTGCACCAGCAGCACCTACACCCGCCGCAGTGGCACCATAAGCAGCGCCAGCACCTACACCTACAGCACCCGCGATAGAGCCAAACGCTTGGCCGACCTTATAGGTAAGGTCTTCCTCGTCACCCATGCTTGGAGTCAACGTATTGGCAATGCCTTGGATGCGCTCCCGTGCAGCGAGTTCTTCCTCCTCGTCAAGCATCGTAGCAGCGCCGAGTGCAGCGCTTTCGCCGAGCCCTACAACCCCAGACGCAAAGCCCCCAGCGAGATCGCCGAAGAAGCCAGACTCGGGGTCCTGCATGGTGACTAACTCACGTTCGCGCGCTTCTGCTAAACGCTCGCTAGACGTCTTACGCCCGGTCGACACTGTTCGCCCTGCGTTTCGCTGTTGTGTAGCAGCTTGCGCAAGTTGTTCGCGGGTGGCGTTCTCCGGTGCATCCACTTGCATAGTGGTGCCGTCTCGGAGTGTGAGTGTATACGTGGCCATGAGGTACCCTTACTGGATGTCAATGATATCTTCAGGAGACACCATCTCGGTGTCAACACTGAAGCCCGCACCTTGTGCAATAGCCTTAGCTAGGTCAGACTCAAGGTCTAGCAACGAAACACCATCTTCTTCCTCCTGCTCCATAACCATGTTTGCTCTGGCCACCATAGCGGCGTATCGTGCGTCCCGGCGCTCCGCAAGGTCTCTAGCTAGCTCTGTATCACCGTCGTCCAGGGCTTGGTTTGCGTCTACCATAAGTGCATTATATTCCGGGTCCGCATTTAACTGACTCTCTACAAGGGCCGCGCGCGTTTCGTGTATCTTACTTAACGCCTGGAGTGCGTTATCGGACCGCATGTTATCCGCGGTCACAGCATCCGCCGCCTGCAAGCGCGCTTCCTTCATTAAGTCTAGTTCGTAGGTGCGGTCGTCTTGCATGCGGTCATAGTCACGCTGCGCTGCTTCTCGCAGGCCACGCACCTGCTCCAACTTCATCTGGGATATGGCGCTGTACACGGTGCGCTGGTTTTGCATCGTCTGCGCGTACATCTCGCGGCCCAGCTGCATGCCGGTCTCCGCGGCGGACATATCAAGCTGCATACCCTCTTGGGCCAACTTAAATTGGTCCATAAGCCGACCACGTGCCTGCGCGTTCTGCCGGTCCCGGGTACGTAGTGAAGCCGCGGCTCCCGAGGCCATAGTCGAGCCTGCTGTAGTACCACGTGCGTTGATTAAGAACGAGATAAGTTGGTCCCGTTTTTCCTGTTTAGGGTCGTACCGCTCAGCGTCGAACTCCTCGAGCTTCTGCTGCATAGCGTCATACTCTGCGGCGTTCTCGTTCCGGCGGGTATACGCATCTGCGGTGGCGAACCCCTGCTGCATAGCGCTGTTGGCGCTGCCGCCACCAATACCACCCATGTTAGCCGCTGCATCGCTAGCTGCGGCGACGGGATCAACAGCCGGTGAAGGTGCCGCATCAACAGTCGGTGAAGGTGCCGCATCAACAGTCGGTGAAGGTGCCGCGGCTTCGGTCGGCGCGTTGTTAGGGCGAGTCGCCGGGCCTAAACTTGCGATCCCACCAGCGGGGGCGTTGTTAGGGCGCGTGAGGGGGCCGGCACCAAGGCCCGCCAAGTCAGCTCCCATGGGTGCGTTTTGAGTTCTTTTAGGGGCGATCTGAGGGTTCGTCGCTGACATAACGTCAAGTGCGCTTGTCTCTGACCCTACTGGGATATTCCCCCTAACTCCAGGCATACGTGCGCTCGAGGCGCGCCCTACAGGAGTAACAAAATCGCGCTGTTCTTCTGCTCTCGGCTGCTGTTGGCGTAGCTGGGAGATCAAACTCTGCTTTTGACCTTCGTTCAGATCGCTACGGCGGCGCACAATGTCAATCTGTTCTTGTAGGGACAGGTCCTCAGAGAGACCACCCATACCCCCTACGGCCCCGCCGGGGGCAAAAGCAACTAGCCCACCGGATGCCATTTTCGGCATGCCTTGTGGGGCACCTTGCGGTGCAGGCTGTGGGGCGGGTGGACGCTGTCCGGCTAACGCGCCGAGGCCACCCTTGGCGACCTGCTGCATGTTCTTCTGCTGTTCGGCCTGACGCTGCTGTAGAATACCCTGTGTCTGCTGCATCATCTCCTGTTTTGTCATACCGAGGAGTTCAGCTTCACGCTGCTGCTTGATCGTCTCAGGCTGTTGGGCCATCTGCATCTGCATGTCGCGTGCAGCGGCTTCTTTCTCAGACTTGAGTTTTTGCAGGGCGAGGAGGTCCACCAGCTGCTGGTTCTGTGCATAGCGTTGTTGTAGCGCCTGTGGGTTACCACGGTACGCGTCTACCTTGCTCTGAATTTCTTGGTCGATGCCGTTTGCCATGTGAGTAACCCTTAGCTGGTAGATGTGTCGCTAGACGTAGCGCCTGACAACAGATCATATAATTTCTGGATGCCCCCAGTAGTCTGCATGACGTTTGAAAGTTCGCTAGGTTGCATGTACGAGTAAGACTGCGCTGCGATCGGGAGACCTTGCAGGAGCGACTGCATGTACTGCACCTGCTTGTAGGGGAAGTCCCGCTCTTCCTCAAACTGCAGGCGATCTGCGTCGATACCGGCCTGTTCGATATCGCGCTGAATACCGCCAAGTTCAGCCTGTTTCGTCAGTGCAGCAAGCCCATAGGTATTGGCGGCGGTCTGTGCCTCCAGCTCGCGGCCTTGCTCAGTGTTAAACTGCTGCATGGCCTTATCGTAGGCGGTGGCGTAGCCCGTACCAGTGATGCCCGCGAGATTGGTGAGCAGGTTGCGGTTGAGCTCCGACTCCATGATGGCCTGACGAGACCCCCCATACGCACCAGCACGAGTAAGCCGCCCGGCGTCGGCAACGCGTTGGATTTCGGCCTGCCGACGGGCTTCATCAATCTGCGGCTGGAGTGCTGCATTTAGGTAGGGGTTCATATACTGCTGCGCGGCTTCAGCGGTAAACTGCTGCGGGGTGAATGCACCCATCTGATCCGTGGGGATAGTCAGCCCCCCGATACCACCAAAAGCTGCCGATTCTGCAGCGCTGGGTCCTGCGGTAAGTGGGCCGGTATATGCTTGGTAGGATTGGTCAGCCATACCCCAGCCACGTCCGAGCATATCAGTGACATAAGGCCCCGCCCAGTTAGACAGGGAGGACTCAGTGCCGGTGTGCTGCCCGAGTAGCGGGTCTGTGGTATTAGCCGTATCGGTGGTTGTTGTGTTGTCAGTAGCCATGGCTCACCTCACTTGGGCATAACGGAAGCAGGGTTGATCTGCTTACCTTGTTGCGTTGTACCAGTGCGTTCCTGCCGAGCACGGTCCATCATATTGTATAGCTGTTTTGCACCTGCCTCTGAATTGCCGTTGCCAAGGTGGCTCACGACATCTGCAGGGATTACAAATTCACCATCACTGAGGGCTGCTGGTTGGTTCCCGTCGATCTGCGCAGGGACTTCATCGGCCATACCGTCAGTCGGACCACCAAGATAATAGCCGTTTTTCTTTTCTTCTGGCGTACTCATCGGGCTACGAGGGCCGTACAGCCCAGCGAGCCCACCAGCAGCGTATTTCGGCTTAAACCCTGCAAGCCCTTCTACAGGGCGGGGTACCGGCGCGTCCTCGATTACCCGTGCAGGTGCACGAGAGAGGATAGGCGCCATGCTGGCCTGAGTTTGCTGCTGTGACTGTTGTGGCTGTGGGGCTGGAGGGCGCGTCTGGCGGGCAGGATTACTAGCATTTAACGCTGCGAGACCTTGTGCCTGCTCCTCTAGTGCAGGGATCGCACTTGCTTCCCCTTTGGGCGTGAATACGCGGTCAGACATATACCGTTGCCCACTGCTCCCTGGACGCCGGTTTGGGTCGTAGGTGTTAGCTACTTCGGCACGCTCCATTGTGTAGCGTGGGATACCCCCTTGGTACCCCACTGGTGGGGCTGAGGCGTTTGCAAAATCAGATTTGCTTAGGGCGTAGCTGCCCCCAAGAGATACTAGGCCACGAAACCAGTCAACCTCACCATCTTGGCCAGTGAAAGCGTCCCCAATTCCGTCTATAGTTTCTGATAACCAGCTCATTTTGTCTCTCCGATAATGCGTAACAACTTATCAGTTGTATCCTCTACCTGTCCACCCTCTGCGTAGGGGCTAGGGAATAGTGAGGCCTGTGATGGCGTAGCAAATACGCTCTGCCAGTCGTAAATGTAGTTAATCCGCATTGGATCAGGTGTATCTACGTCGACACGCTGCCCGTACAGGTCTGCCTGCTGAGACACATAATCTCCGAAGGCCTTGCGGCGCGCAGTTTCAGCCTGTGTTTCAGCCTGTGTCTGTAGCTGAGTTTGCAGTTGCGTAGCAAGCTGGGTCTGAGTTTGGGTTTGTTGGTCAATAAGCGCCTGCGTCTCGGCCTCGGCGGCGAGCTGTGCGTCGAGGTTCGCTTGGTTCTGCGCGTAAAGCCCCGTCGCCGGGCCAAACATCGAGCCGGGTGCAAAGGTAACGTCAGTGCCTGCGAGCGCTTGCTCCAATAGGGCGAAGTCGTCTTGGTTGATTATACCGTCACCGGTCACGTCGTATTGACGCTGTGCTCTAGTAAGGTCTGTGATGACTTCTTGCTGCGCGATAAGATCGGCAACAAAGTCGATGTCCACCTGCGTTACGTCACGCGCAGGCTTACCGATCAGGGATGCAATGAAGTCCAGATCAGCTTGGTTAGTTTCTGCAACCCCCGTAAGCTGATCCTGTAGTGACTGTGCAGTCTCGCCCATCTGCGCAAGCAGGGTGGTTTCAGTGACGCCGAGTTCGGTGGCAAGCTCGCTGAGTGCTGTCTGGAGCGCTTCGTCGCGGGCGATACCCGAATCCTCTAGCTCCTGCACTTTGGAGAGGAGGGTCTCTTCGACGTTACCGATCGTGGTCTCCAACCCACCGATTTGATCCAGCAACGACTGTTCAGTCTCGCCGATCTGGTCCAGTAGGCTTTCTTCGGTGACACCAAGCTCCGTAGCGAGCTCGTCCAAGGCAGTCTGGAGTGCCGTATCGCGAGCAATACCGGAGTCTTCCAGCTCCTGCACACGGTCCAGAACCCTAGTTTCTACGTCACCAAGTTGGCCTTCAAGGCCGGTCTGGATTTCAGCAAGCTGGTCCAGCAACGACTGTTCAGTCTCGCCGATCTGGTCCAGTAGGCTTTCTTCAGTGACACCAAGCTCCGTAGCGAGCTCGTCCAAGGCAGTCTGGAGTGCCGTATCGCGAGCAATACCGGAGTCTTCTAGCTCCTGCACACGGTCCAGAACCCTAGTTTCTACGTCACCAAGCTGGCCTTCAAGGCCGGTCTGGACTTCAGCAAGCTGGTCCAGCAACGACTGTTCAGTCTCGCCGATCTGGTCCAGTAGGCTTTCTTCGGTGACACCAAGCTCCGTAGCGAGCTCGTCCAAGGCAGTCTGGAGTGCCGTATCGCGAGCAATACCGGAGTCTTCCAGCTCCTGCACACGGTCCAGAACCCTAGTTTCTACGTCACCAAGTTGGCCTTCAAGGCCGGTCTGGATTTCAGCAAGCTGGTCCAGCAACGACTGTTCAGTCTCGCCGATCTGGTCCAGTAGGCTTTCTTCAGTGACACCAAGCTCCGTAGCGAGCTCGTCCAAGGCAGTCTGGAGTGCCGTATCGCGAGCAATACCGGAGTCTTCTAGCTCCTGCACACGGTCCAGAACCCTAGTTTCTACGTCACCAAGCTGGCCTTCAAGGCCGGTCTGGACTTCAGCAAGCTGGTCCAGCAACGACTGTTCAGTCTCGCCGATCTGCTGGAGCAAGTCGTCACGCGTGGTGTTGAGGTTCTGTGCTACCTCGTCGATTGCGGCGTTGAGCGCCTCGTCGCGCGCCATGCCCGCGTCTTCGTTAGCAGCAATCTGGTCGAGGAGTGCCGTCTCTACGTCACCGAGCTGGGTTCCAAGGTCTTCTACGGCGGTTTCGACACCGGAGATGCGGTCGTTGAGAGACTGCTCAGTTTCACCAATGCGGGTGAAGATATCTTCACGTGCCACACCAAACTCAGTAGCAAGCTCGTCGACTGCAGTCTGGATAGCTTGATCGCGGGTCATACCCGCTTCTTCGTTGGCCGCGATCTGGTCAAGAAGCCGCTGCTCGGAGTTAGCGATGTTGTCCCGTAGGACGCCCATCTCTTCGTCAATAGTGTATCCGAGGGCCTCGAACTCAGCCATTGTGTCTTCGCGGACGCTAGCTATTTCAGCCGCAATTTCGTCGGTCGAAAACCCCCCGTTTTCAAGGGCTTCCCGGAACTCAACCAACTGCTGTTGCAGTGCATTAAAGCGCGCGGTTGGCAGGTTTTCTTCTGCGCGGCCCGCGAGGTCTGCCTCGTCATACTGCCCCACAAGTGCGTCAATATCAGCCGCGGTGGGGATCGTGAGCCCCAGCGCTTCATATGCAGCGCGGACTTCATCCGCATCAACCATGCGTGGGTCTACGTATGTATCCAGCTCCGACTGCACTTCTGTTTCGGCTTGTTGCCGCACGAACTGCGCAACTTCCTCGTCGGTCGGAGTGTATCCGATATCTGCAAAGTACTGCCGAGCTTCCTCTTCCGTGACTTGGTTTACGTCAACAAACTGGGACAGTTCATTGAGGATATCGCTCTCGGGGCCCTCACGCATGAACTGCTGAAGTTGCTCTGGGGTGGGGTCGAACCCTTGCTCCGCGAACGCATCGCGCGCTTCTTGCTCGTTGACCGCCTGCGGGTCGTATTTCTGTTGAATCGAGTACAGCGCCGCCTGCGTAGCTTCGGGGTCACCAGTCTGTGTGACCATATCCTGTGCCTGCTCGTCGGTGAGCGTGACACCCTCTGCAGCTGCAGCTGCTTTTACCTCTTCAATATCGACGTAGCGCTGATCGACATACGTGTTCACGTATGTGGTGACGTCTTGTCCTGCGGAGTTCAACACACCATTCAGCACGTCGGCGTTGGTAACCTTGAAGTCAGGGTTCGCAGAAAATGCACGGGAAATATCCCCGTTGCTGTGGTATTGGTCGCTGACGGTGCTGAGTATGTTGTTCTGCACAACTTCGTCGTCCAGACCTAAGTCTTTGAGGGCGGCTTTCGCGGCCTCTGGGTCCGACCCGCCGTTTGATATAGCGTTGCGCACTGTTGTGTTAGTCCGAACAAGCGCGTCGGCGACTGTGTGTCCTGTATAGATGCCACCTGCGGTGCCCGCACCGGCGATTGCGCCGAGCGTAGACGCCTGAAGAACCGCCCCTAGTACATCGCGCTCTGGGTCGATCTGGGTCAGCACCGTCTCGGTAAGCAGCGTGGGGAGCCCCTCTTCGATGGACTCTTGGACGCCTTCTTTCCAAGTTACGTTGCCGCCCTCGACTACTTTCTCTTTGACCCAGTCAAACGCCTGAGCGGTTGTGCCCGTAGCTTCCCGACCAAGAATAGACTTCTCAAAGGCGTTACCGCCAATGCCCATACTGGCAAGGGTCGTAGCGGCACCGACCATGCCGGCAGAAATGGCGACGTCTCGGGCGTAAGATTCCGCTTCCGTTTCAGACATACCAGTCCGCACTGCGGTCGCGAAGGCTTCATCATATGCGGAGCCTGCTGCACCCCCGAAGGATTCGGCCAAGTCCAGTGTAGCTGCGGTACCCAGCGCAGCACGGCGAGCCATAGTCTGCGCCGCTTGCTCCCCCGCGGTAGCGAGGAGTCGCTTAGTGATGTTGCCGGTACCCCCGCTGGCGAGGAGGATTGGAATCTCTTGTAGTAGTTCCTTGCCGATTATCTCCGCGGTGAACTGCAGAGGGGCTTCCTTAAACCCACCCCAAACTGCCGCTACTTTGCCCCAGCCTTCGCCCTGCGCCATTATTGCGTTCATGTCAGCTACGGCTGCGTTCCACTCGTCAGTCTTAACGTCTCCCCCAAGGGCGATCATATCCCGCGCAGTCTTACCCATTGGGGTGCTCGCAGGGTTAATGTTCACGAGGAGGAGCATATTGTTAAACGTATCGAGGAGCTCGCCCCCTGCTTCGAGAGCGATACCTGCTGTGTTCATAACCGCGGGAGTGTCTTTCGCGGCACCCACAACATTGCGTGCAAATTCGGACACCGCCTGGCCAACTTGGGTGTCGATCAACGCGCCGGCAGCTTCGCTAAGCCCTCCGACCACTTGGATGAACGCGCTAGGGTTTTCGTCCTTGAGATCAATGATGCTAGGGGCAGTGATTTCTAGTCGTAGTGGGCCCGGCAGGATTTCGTTGTTAAGGGCATTTACGGTCACCATACCGTCGAGCGAGGCGTCGTACTCGTCCCGGACGATCATATTATGTTCAGGTGACCAATACGGGACACTCATCGATATTCGGCCCCATTCGAGGAGCCCTTCCGGTGTGACTAGGCGTACCGCAGTCCCATCTGCGATATCTTCGTCGGTTACGCCTTCTTGGCGCCCTATGTTCTCGACAACGTCCCGTATGTCAGGTGCGCGTGTTAGTGCCCTGACATCTTCTTGTGTGAGGTACTCACCCTCCAGCCCACGAGGGATACCTGCACGTTCCAGAGCGGCGTTGATTTCTGGAGTAATAGTAGTCTGACCCGCCACATACCCTTGGGCAGCGGCGCGGTCTGCCATGGATTGGTTAGTAAGCAGCTCGTCCGCCAAGTCCCTAGTCGGTGCGTTTCTTAGCGCCTGTAGGGTCGGATACTCGGTGTCGATCGCAGACATAAACGCTGCGCGTTCGACTTGGTTCATGTCCGTTAGGGACAGGCCAGCTTGTTTCAATGTCAGGTTTATGACCGATTGCCGCTGCGCCTCGTAGCGCTCGTCATATGCTGCTGCGTTAGTCGGCAGGCCTTGGTCCTTACCTTCGGCAAGCCAGTGCGCGTACGCATCTTCGCCAGCGTCGAGCCCTGCGATCTCCCGGTACTCCGCCTCGTTAAAGCTCGGGTCCATGAACTTGACGAACGTACGATCTAGTTCTTCGTAGACCGGCTTTAGCTCTTCGTTTAGTCGGTCTGAGGACACGGATAAGTCTGCGACAAAGTCGTTATACACTTCAGTTTCAGCATCGAACTCAGCTTCGTACTGCGCTGCGAGCTGCTCGTACTGGTCAAGTTTAGGCTGCAGGACGTCTTCGTACCGTGGGCGCCAGGTTTCCACATAGTCATTGAAGTCGGCAACCGCGGTTTCCAACGCTGCGGCATTGGCTTGACTCTCGTTTGCTTGGAAGTTTTGCAGCGCGCGCTCATATGCCGTCTCTAGCCGCGTCTGTTCGGCAAACCCATCCTGAACCTCTGTTAGCGTAGCGTTATAGGTATCTACCGCACTACGATGCTGTGCCACCTTGGCATCTAGCTTTTCCGCTTGTGCTTGGGCGCGCTGGTAGTCACCCGTAATTTTGTCCATCGTGTTGTTAATGGCATCGCCGACTTTTGAGTTGTCGACAAACTCTTTGAACTCTTGCTGTCCGTACTCGTTGAGGGAGGAGAGGATGGCTTCAGGTACATCGCCACCGCCGAACGCCGCAGCGGCGGTACGTTGGATGCCAAGCGTAAGCGCACTGATTTGCTTATCGTTAAGGTCAGTGTTGTCCCCTAAGAACCCGCCGACAGTGTCGGTTACTGTCTTGGTGCTGAGCACAGCGTTCCAAAGCAGTTCAGGGGTTACCTCTTGACCGCTGAGGGCGGCGCCTAGTCCAGAAGTGATTACGTTTTTAGCTGCATCGGGTAGCTTGGAAAAAGCACCTTCCGTCTCGGTCTCGATCCACCCCATTGCAGCACTAAGACCCGCATTGAGCCCGCCGGATACAAAAGCCTGTAGTGGGTCTTGCCCCATAACAAGTGCTACGGAAGCCTTACCAGCACCGGACCCAATAATTTGAGAGGCTAGTTCTGAACCACCTGCATCGGCAACAGCCTGCCCGGCTACCTCACCGACAGTACTACCAATTTTGCCGCCAACATATGAAATAGCCGCGGATTTCAGGGCGTCTCCAAAGTCACCGCCGTTTGCAAGTGTCCCCGCAGCATCAATAAGTGGTATAGCCCAAGCCTGCCCAGTCATCGTAGCAGCGGCCTTCAACACGAATTGCCCTACGTCTGACTTTAGTACGTCCACCACAACGTCGCCGACAGGTTTCACGATCTCTTCGTATACCCAGTCCGCTGCGCCAGTCTTATGCGACAGAACCGCTGCGCCTACGCCGACGACTGCGGCGGTGGCAATACTGGCGCCGGCGGTTATCGCCACTGCGCTCGCGCCTGCGCCGACTGCTAGAGCTACTACTGCGGGGGGCATTTATGATCTCCAAAAATCGGTTAGTGGGGTATCCCCAAGAACGACGTACGCTCGGTAGCCGCCACCCTCTAGTTGTACCACATCTATCTCAGTATCGGTACTTCTCGTTTTCTCATACCACAACTTAAACGCTGTCACGTACTCGGGCGCAACAAACTCCGTCCGATAGTATTTAACGCCTTTGTTCTGCAAGTAGGCTAAGTATTTTAGCCCGTTGCGCACAAAGTTTTTCCCTGTGTCCAGGTTAAATGCGCGCCCAAACATAACGTTTTTATGCTTACCCTTACCAGTGTGCCCGACAAATACCGTATTCCCGATCTGCACCTGGTCCGTGTTCGGAAGAGACAGCTCTTCTGCTACCGAGGCGATCACATTTGCGACCGGATACTCTCCATCATCCAGGTCTTTCACGTAGGTCATTATGATCTCGGGTGCCGTCAACGGGGTAGTTTTGCTGTCAGCTACGGTAATTTTCATCTCTAGTGTCCCTTACAAGTTGCTGACAAAGCTGACCGCGACAATGGCCGACGGTACGCCTGGGTGTGGTGGGGTGGCCGCTTCAGTATATAAAGCAGCTGTCGTATCGTCTACGGCCCACATCATCTCTATGTAGTCGTCAGCTAGCATGTCGATAGAGAAGTTCCAGTAGAGTGCACGGGTGTCGCTGCCTTTTATCGTCTGCACCTGCCCCCCGTAGGGTACATCGGCCCCACTCTTGTTGATCCAAGTCCATACTGTAACGTCTGAGGAGTTGGTGTGGTCCACCTGCATGGTGACTTGGAAGTTGTACATGCCCGCAGCGGATACAGTTATTCGTGTGTCGTTTACGACGCTGGTCCCATTACCGATGTACGTATTCTCAAACTCTACAGGGTAGCCCGTGCTAGTCGCTGCCGCAGTCTGGTCGACGGTGCTATAGAACAGCCCTCGCGGCATGTAGAGAAACTTACCGCCGTCATCGGTGCTGAGGAGATCGTCTAGCGTGCTGGTCAGCCGGCGGAAAAACAGGCGCAAGACGTTATTGAATTGGTCTACGTACCGTAGCTGGTACGCCCCGGGGGCCTGCGGCAGTGCGGGTGGCTGCGGGCGCTCAATACGGTTAGCCACTATCGCCTCCCATCTGGGCGCAGGTCGATCCTCGGAGAACCCAACTGCCACTGCACCCCAAGAGCGTCAGACTCAAGTTTCAATACGAGTTGTCGCCCGCGAACTCGGATATTGAGCTGTTCTGTAAATGCCTCGACTGGCACGACTGCAGAGCGTGTGATCGCACCTGAGCTGTTGCCTCCGACAGACTTGGGGACATTATACCCTGAGCCAGAGTTGTTCATAGGCGTCATAGTCAACGTAGCTGCTGGTGTAGCCGCCGTAGACCCCTCAAACGTGATGTCTGGTAAGACGCGCCATATGAACGAGAACCGGTCCCCATCTTCAATGTCGAACTGCGTTGAGGTGACGTAGGCTTCGATAGGCTGGTTAACACCATCCACATCTGCATCCACTCCCACCTCTTGGTTGACGAGGTTATTCTCGTACGTCGCAGCGAGGGGGTTTTCCCGAAGCCCGGTGTCTAACCACGCGCTGCGTGCCATAGTACCGTAATACCACGTGTTTTCGAGGTAGTTATAGACGACATACCGATCGACCGCAGTGACGCCCGCCGAGCAGTAGAACCACCAAACCTCATGGTATGACTCGTTTGTGCCGCCAAACACTTGCCCGTATTGTTTGGTGTTGAAGTCGCTGAACACAAACCGGCGTACGTCACATGGGAGTGGCATGCTGCGACCGTCGTACCTGTAGAACTTATCACGCCCCATCCAATAAGCTACGCCATTGGCGTACGCTACGGCGTTTTGTGAGGCGATGGATATATTGTCCCCTACGAGCTGCGCGCCCCACCCCTCAGTACCGCCAAGGTACTGCAGGGAATACAGGGATGAGTCTGTCCATACGAGGATTTCTTGGCGTGACTGCACTGCAGTGACAATTTCGGTGCCCTTAGATAGGGGCAATCCGCCCGCTTGGTTCGTAGCGGATGGCGTCCACTGAGCCGGGTTTTCTTGGTCTGACCAGCGGATAAGCATCGGGTCTTGAGTACTACTACCAAGGTCGTTGCACCCGAAGGCGAACACAAACCGGCTGATGTCGGACACGAGCACGAAGTTCTGTACCGTGGGCACGTTAGACGCCCCAGATAGTGCCCCTAGTGACACCGCGCGGGTACTCACACCGTTTGTAGCATCCCAGTAGTAGATGCCGCCGCCCCGGGGGCCGAAGATGAGGTCTTCCGCAAAGTTAGCCTGACTCCACAGCCGCAATGGGTTTTCGTCAGATTCTCCAACTCCCCACGGACCGTAGCCCCAGCTGCCCGCGCTCCAACCACTGAGCGGGATAGAAAACTCCGCGCCTGTGTTGATCTGATACGCAGCGTCAAACGTACCACCCCCACCGGTAACTGTAGATGTGGCTGCAACACCGACGTCGATCGTGTAGGTGTTCGCGCTGACGACAGTGAGCTGGTGTTCCGCGTTAATCGCAGTATCTGGTATACCCCCAACAGCTGCGGCGCCGCTGATCGTGACGAAATCTCCAGTATCGAAGCCTCCGGCGACGTCGATGATCTGAATCACCGAGGAGCCAAGCGTGGTATTTATCGTGTCTGTAAGGGACTCCGTGGCTCGAATCGGCGTGATATCGTTATACACGCCGCCACCCTCGATGTAGAACTTGAGGTTCGTGCCTACACCGATATAGTCTACCCCCGCCAGCGTGATCCACTTCATAAGGGATCGGCAAACCCCCTCGTACGTGGAGGCCGAGATACGCCGCCACCCGCCAATCTTCTCGGGAAAACCTTGCCTAAACCGCACTTTATCGCAGTCATACCAGCCGCCCTCGTTGGTGTAGTCAGTGCGTTCGCGGTTAATACCGGGCTTGAATACGAGCTTCTTCAGGGGCATAGGCGGTCATACTTCTCGTTAGCCGTTACAATGCTCTGCAGCAATTCGCGGTCATTAGTTAGTAGCCATTCTACAACATGCGCATCCACAAATAAATGGGGTTCTGTCAGATCGCAGTATGAGTCATTTAGGAGGGTTGCGCACCCACTTAGCAGCACGATCAGAAAGGCCGCTGTCGTCAAGAACTTCAATTTCATCTTCGATCTCCTTGGCGGTTAGCAAATCCTCTAAACGCTTGTCCGTAATTTCGTGCTCAAGGTCGTCGCGCCCATCGGCTCTGCCACGATAGTAAACCGTCACAACAGCCAGCATGGCTGCACCGATCAGCGCAGCGTAAACCTTGAGCTTCCCCAGTAGAAACATCATCGGTCACCCATGTTCCATTTGTTTAAGCGCTCTAGGTCAATCACCCCCAGCGCCACCATTGCCACCACTGCCAGTGCGCCCATGATTGCTAAGTTCTGCCACGGCAACCCACCGACAACACCAACAAGGGGCGTAGCGGCAGACGCCACCTTCGCAACAGAAGAAGCTTGGATTGTCTTGCTCTGCGCAATCTTGGCTCGCTCTGGGCGCTTTTCGGTCTCCGCGCTGTTCAGCCATTTCTGCACCTGAAAGCATGGACACATTTTGGGTGACAGCTCGTTATGCCCACGAATAGTCTTGATGGCTGGATACTCCATGCGGAGTTGAGCAATGAGCCGCCGCAACGCACGATCTTGCTCTGGTGTGAAGTTCTCTGCGAACTTGTCATCCTGATCACCTCCGTGTCCACCAAACAACGAGATGCCGATTGAGTGGGCGTTGTGTCCCTTAGCGTGAGCGCCAGCCTTCTCGACTGGACGAGCCTCGGCAACGGTCCCATCACGGTCGATCAGGTAGTGATACCCGCATTGGCTAAAGCCGCGATCCAAGTGCCACTTCGTGACCTCTTTGACCTTAGCGGCTGTGCTGTTGTCGCTCATCCACTCATGCCGCGTAGCCGTGCAGTGAACAATAATCTCGTCAATCTTTCTCATCACCAGCGCCCTTGCTTCTTTCCGATAAAATAAATGACCAAGCCGAATAGACCAAGGCTTGATACCACAACCATAATGCCAAGCACCCACTCAGTAATAGCCTGCCTGATCTCCGCCTTGCGATACATTGTTGCTTGGCGGTCCTTGCGAACCTGCGCTTCAATGAGGAGAAGCTCCTCCCAAGCCGCCTGCCCGTAGCTGAACTGGATGAATTGCTTGATTTCCGCACGCATAGCCTCCGCTTGCTTCTTCTTAGCGAAGATGTCCATCGCATTGTCGCCATCTCCGCCCAGCAGAACCGCATACCACGGCTGATGCTCGCTGCGCTTGTGCGCAAAGTTCAGATCAGAAATAGCACCCGCAAATTTGGCTAGGTCAGATGAAATGCCGCCTATATCTTTGCCAAGTTGGATGCCCTTCTTGATGGCAGCAACCGCAGTCTGCGCCGTGGCAAAAGCTGTAAACGGATCAATCATGCGTCACCCATAATATCAGGGCATTCAGAGTATGGAGACACCCTGTATGACTGGCCGCAACTATAGTGACAGTGCTTGTACAATACACTACCAAGCCCGCTTACAAAGATGTGGCCGTAGCCGACAAAGGCGAGCACACAGAGCATTAGCCGCCCGACCGCAGCTTGTAGAATATGAGGCCAACACCCGCTGTGGCTACAATCCAGAAGAGCCGCTCCGCAAAGCGCAGAGCTTGGCCGTTATTGCCGACTTTGCTCTCAACGATGTGAAGTCTGCGCCCCTGAGATGTCTGCTCGGCGTCAAGGCTGTCCATCCGCTTAAATAGCGTGATCATCCGCTCTTCCATGCGGGCCAGAGCGACGATGGCCTTGCCCACTTCGTCCAGCTTGTTCTCTATACGCTCTAAGCGGTGATCATCACTCATGGTCGTTACCCGTTAGATACTTCAGTCGTATATACAGAACATACCCAACGTATCGTAGTCGCGAGTGCACCAGTCACGGTGAGTGATACCGCCCCGTTAACGATGTCTGCGGTTACCCCTACTAGCCACCCAGAGGCGCCAGAATCAGCAGATATATCTGTGATCGTCGCCGACCCTACTAGCGATGTCGCGGAGGGTAGCGTGCCACGCTTAAACAGCGCCTTAATCTCCCACATCCGGGTATCGGCTACTGCTGGGTTTGTATCTACCGCACACAGGCATGCCTGCACTGCATACACGCTGTTAGCGCCTAGGTTTATGGAGTTGTACGCGTTTGCAGAGCCCGACCCATCCGTAGTCAATCGTGTGGCGGTGTCGTTTGTGGTCTCCACACGTAACACCTGCCGCGATGCTTGGGCTGTGCCGTCTGCGGTGCTGAAGGCACCGGACGCCATGACGTCCTGCCCCACGCGCGTTGCGGCCGCTCGGTACCCGCCGGAAATAATTGAGTAGTCTGCGTTCGTGGCAATGGTGTTCTCGCGCCCCCCGTTAATACCGGAATACTGCGACTGTACGGTGTTGTCTCGCCCGCCACCCACTGCGCTGTAGGGTGCTGTGGCCGTAATGTTGTTGGCGCTGCCCCCCGCAATAGCGGCAGAAATCCCACTGTTTTGGTTAGATATGCCGCCGGCGATGACAGCGTTTGTGGCCCCAGAGGCCACCGCGTTATCCGTGCCCCCGCTAAGTGTGGAGTAGGCGCCACCTGCTACATCAGTAGCAGATGCACGTGAGGTTTGGAGGTCGACAGCATTTGCCCCCCGCTTATTGCCTCCAGCAGCAGTATTGTCGGGTACCGCAGCAAGTAGGCTGCCCGTACCCTTCTGCACAACCGCCGTGTCGATATTGGTCTCGGACCCAGTGGCCCGCATGGCAACCACAGGAGTTGTGGTGTTTGGGGCGGCTGTGGCTTTCACCTCGTCGAAGTAAAACAACCCGGGCGCCGCGTACACCACATCAGTACCGTCGGCATAAAGGATATATGTTTCACCGTTTGGGATTGTGGCGCCAGAACCCCCGCTAATTTCTACTTCAATATCTTGCCCGCCCGCGGTGCCGTTTTTAACGATGTACATTTTCTGCACAGCAGGCACGACAAGTTTACGTGTGGCGGTTAGTGATACGGAGGCCGTTACATCAAAGTACAAGTTTCGGAATGGCTGCGCGGCGTTGCTATCTACGTAGGATAAGGTCTTGTCAGCATCGGAGCCAAAGTCGACTACGCCGTACCCCCCAACCGCTTGCTCAATAGCCTCGAGGTTCTGGTTGGTGGTAGCGCCCCAGACGCTAGTCTGCTCACCGTCGCCGATCAGCTCAATTTTTAATTCAGAAAAAGTGCTGGCCATGATGATCCCTACGTCGGTATTTGTACCCAGAAGGGTACCTGCGAGTCGTCTATTTCGTCCCAGATGTTGATTTTACCCACCAACCCCGTGCCCTGCACGCCGGTAACTCTTACGATCTGATTGTACACATAAGTGACGTCTCCAACAAGCCCGTCAGCCTCAACGCCGGTCGGGTCGACACGTACCCCCTGCCCCTCGACGAACGTAACGTCCCCTAGGGCCCCAGTGGCGGCTACGCCGCTAGGTAGCACCGTGGCTGCGGCAATAACCGCGGCTTGTCCAACGATCGTATTGGCCGCTGCTCCAGTTAGAACCATGGAGGCGCTACCAGATACAGACACATCTCCGGTGATACCAGTTGTGCTTACACCTGATACCGCGGCAGTGACCCCTGTGCCCTCTACAACTGCTACAACACCAACTTCACCAGTAGCGGTGTTGCCCGTAACAGTGACAGTAACTTGGATAGACACCGTGGCGTCGCCGAGTTCCGCGGTGCCAGCTACCCCATTCGGGAATACGTTTGCATCGGCAAGCTGCGAAGTAGTGCCTAGCAACGCAGTGGCCGCCACACCAGTAGTGGGTATCGTAACCCCAGTGCCTTCGGTAACAGTTATGGTGCCCAGCGCCGTAGTTCCAACGACGCCGGTGGCTCCTACCCCCGCAGAGGCGTTTACAGTTACGACTCCCACGAGCCCCTGTCCCGCAACACCAGTAAGCTCGACTCCAAAATCTGGAAGCGAGGCAAGAGGCGCAGAAGCAAGTGGGGCAAAGCCAAGCATTGTTTATTTACTCCGTGAGAGTAGTATTACCAGCAGTAATCGCGTCATTAAGAGGCGTCATGTCCTCATTTGTCCAAAACGTTGCGTTTACCATGCCTTCTAGGTGCGACACGTTGCGCTGTAGCACCGTCTCGTCATCCGCATAAGCATCGGGGTCTGCAATAACCGCGTTAATCAAGTTCACACTATCCATGCAAGCGGAGTAGTGTTGTGCGATTTCTTCCGCCGTAGGCGTGTATACGTCATCGGTCATTATTCTGCCTCCTCTTCAGGCTTTGGGTTTTCAAGCGCATCTACAAGACGCTGCGCAATAGCCTCACGGCCCATCATAAGTTGGTCCATGTTAAACTGGGTGTTCCCAATTTTGCGGTCCAAATCTTGCACATGGTTGAGCAAAATCTTTTGCTCATCTGTCATAGCGTCAACGTCATATTCTTTTTCGTTGACTGTAATGACGTTTGTTTTTTTCTCGGTCATATTAGTCTCCTGTGTTTAATTGAGCTTCTAGCTCGGTTACTTTAGCAGACAACTCTTGGATTGCCTTAACTAAAACTGGTACTAGCTTGCCGTAAGCAGCTTCAAGTTTCTCTGGGTTATCATCAAAGACAAGGCCCGGAATTGTGACACCTGTGTCTTCTTGAGTTTGTTGTAAGTCTTGCGCAATAAAGCCTGTGTCAGGTATACCAACTTTACCACCATCACGCATGTTCCATGTAAATGAAACTGGATCAAGACGTTCAACAAAGTCTAACCCTGCCTGTAGTGGTGCCACATCTGTTTTATCACGAGCATCTGAAATAGCCGTAATAGATGTAACCTGACAGCGGAGTGTAGCAATAGAAGAGTTACCAAGAGTAATCTCGTTATTTGCGGTGTTAGAAGATGCATTTGCAGAATAGCCAAGCAGACTGTTATTAGTTCCTGTAACAGCTTGTCCTGTTTGATAACCAACAAAAGTGTTGTTTGACCCTGTACAAATGCTACCAGACTCATAGCCAATTAACGTTTGACCATTCGCACCTGTAGAACTTCTACCTGCATAATAACCCATATAAACGTTTTGTGAGCCGCCAACTTTTAAACCCCCTGCAAAGGCACCTACTGCTGTGTTTTTGTTATCTGTAGCAGCGGCTAAAACATTATAACCGACAGCCGTACTGTCATTGTCATTTGTGATTGCCCCAAGGCTATAGCTACCAATAGCTACATTACGGATACCTGTGGTTATATTTTCACCCGCCGTAAAGCCAATAGCAACGTTATTAGCGGCAGACGTAGCATCAGCTAAAGCTGTGTCCCCTATCGCAATGTTATTGTCACCTGTTAAAGCAGCACCAAGTCTACCTGCTGTGTCTTGACCGATACCAACGTTGTTAGAGCCTGTAGTAACAGTTTGACCTGCTCTGTTGCCAATGAAAACATTGTACTCACCTGTAGTGTAAGTATATCCAGCGTACTGGCCAAGAGCTATGTTGTAGGCTCCTGTACTGGTTCCCCCAGAATTACCCATTAATGCTTCATAACCCATAGCTATGTTATAGCTGCCATTAATATATCTACCAGCAGAGTAACCAACAGCAATAACAGATGCCCCTGTAGTGGCTTGATCCCGTGCGTAAGCACCAATAGATACGCCATTGTTTGCAGTTGTTGTTATTAGGTTTGAACCTGCGGTATAACCCATAGCAACGTTGTACGAGGCTGTGGTAGCGTCATATAATGTACGATAACCAAGAGAAACGTTATAAGAGCCTGTAGTTGCGTTCCAACCTGCACGAGTACCCATAAGTACATTTTCTGTACCTGTAGTAATGTCGTAGCCCGTTTCCTTACCTATGCCAATATTATTATTACCCGTGGTGAGACCATTCTGCCCATACAAAGCAGAGGTACCTATGGCTATTGTATCGCTACCACCATTATAATAGCCTGTTTGGTTGCCAAGAAATATGTTATTTTGTTGTGTGGTTGTTCCGTATCCTGCGTAGTACCCAGCGGAGAGGTTATAAGTACCTGTTGTGATTTTACCGCCTGCAAGATAACCCAAACCAACATTTTGGATACCAGAAGTAATTTGATAAAGAGCAAACCCTCCAACAGCCACATTGCTCCCCGTAGCAGTTACGGTATTAAAGCCCATAGCATTACGTCCAATCGCAATTTGATCGGAAGATGTTGTTGCTAAATCAAGAGCAGCATTACCAATGGCTACGTTATTGGAGCCTGTAGTGAGGTTCGTACCTGCCTGATAACCTCCGAGGAAGTTTGACGAACCCGTGGTAATATTAAGACCTGCTTGATAGCCAAGTCCTGTGTTATAAGTACCTGTAGGTGTAGAGCCAAGAGCACTCGTACCTAAAGCTGTGCTGTAAGGAGAGGCACTGTCCGTGATACCTGTGAGACCACCAGCAGCAGCCCCATCAATCGTCAGGGAACCACTGGTAGCTGAAATGTCATTCGTCTGATGATTGATAGTGATTGCCATTATACCGCAACGCTCCCGTTCATGTCGTCCTGTGTCATTACCCAAGTGTAGCACTTGTCGAGGAATGTGGCGCCAGCAGATGCTTCTACGTCAGCCAAGTCAGCGTGGTAACGACGGAAGTCTACCTCACGAGTGTCATCGTCAGGTGTAGCTGTAGCATAGCCAGACACGTCAATCATCACAGTGAACTTGGGTCCGCCCTCACGCATACGGGATACCGCAGCAGTGACGATACGGAAGTAAGCACCAGCAAAGGGTGTGCCATATTGGCTGTTAGTCAGGTCGAGTTGAATAGCCATCGTGGCCTCCTTTATGCAGCTACAAGGGACAGATCAGCCGTCCACTCGTCAAACTGTTGCTTCGTGTTTCCGCCATATCCATAAGTAACATGAAACTGCTTATGATGCGATTGGCAGAGCGTTACGCCATTGTCAGGATCAAAGCGTAATTCTTTGTTGGCTGTAAAGCCCTCAAGGTGGTGGGCGTGAAGGTCGTGGTCGTTAATACCACAGACTACGCATTGATAGCCGTCACGCTGAAAAACCTGATTACGCCACTGCGTGTATTCTAAGCGCCCACGCCACGCTCGTGAAGTGTCCTCAAAACTGTCTGCCGCACGTCTGCGTTTGCAGTAGCACTTGAAGCAGATATCAGCACTTCTGTTTGCCTTATCACCACCGCAATCAGAGCAAGGGGGAGGGCCACCTTTCCACATTCCATTGTTTGCACCAGAATTGTCTGCCCCAAGCATTGGGTTATTCAACACAACGTGTTTTGGCCTGATCTCAATACCAAACTCAAGTACAGCTTTCCTTGCTGAATAGAAAGAACAAACAACCTCATCGCATATTTGACGGAACGACATAGGGCGCTGATACATCTCAGCAATCAGCTTGCGCTTTTCGTATGTCAGAGCGGGGCGTCCCATCAGTACGAGACCTCGCTCGTGGAAATTGTAGCCACAAACCGAATGTTTGTTGACGCTGCGCCAGTAGCCTCAATCTTGAGACCACCGTTCGTAGTGTCGGCGGAAAGGGCAAGACCCCATGATGGAGTGTTGTCCAAGACAGTTGTAGCTGAGTTGACTAGCACAGTCGTGCCTGCCGAACCTTCCCTGCGGATCAAACCCTCAACCTTCCATGCTGCACATGCAGTGCCTTGAGAGGCTTGCTGACGGGCTACGATGGTGCCGTGGAAGGCGTAGGCAGAGTTGTTGGGGAGGATGATTTGGTCTGTTGTGCCAGCGGCACTGTTGTTTGTCGTCAGGGCTTCTGGTGTTGCGTCCGTGGTGTCAGATCGAAGAACAAAAGTTCCTGCTTGGGCGTCACCAGAAACAGAAAACATACCTGACGCAAAAGCCATTTTTCCTTCTTTATCACTATTTGCGTCATGCCCAAAAGCCACTGAGTTTCGTTCTGTGGCTTGCGCTTGGTCTCCTATAGCCACCGAAAACAAACCAGAAGCAACAGTCACATCGCCAATGGCCAAGGAGCGGGTGCTGCTACTTTTTGCAAACCGCCCAATAGCCACCGAGTTCGCCCCACTAGCGCCATAGGAACTGGTGTTGTTGGCTATAGCTGCTGCGAAGGAGTCTGTGCCAGAGGCGTAGGAGCCGCCAAGAGCAATGGCACCGCTGCCCGTCCCTGCGACAGCACCAGCCGCAGATGAATTAGCACCCGCCGCAAAGCTGTAACCACCGCTTGCAGTTGCACCATATCCAATAGCAATAGCGCCAGAGCCGCTTGCATTTGCAGCCGTTGAGCTATTGGCGTTGTCATAAGAAAAACCACGGGGGAAGTCACTTTCTGTGACCAACCAGTTCGTGCCATCAGACACAATCTTTACGGTTTGTCCACGTTTAACAAGAAACGTAGACGCACCTTCAATCGTTTCCGTTCCATCTGGATCAATAGTCAACCCGCCAGTTGTCTTGTTTGAACGAATATAGGCATACCAGCCAGAGCCAAGAGTGGCTGCGGAAGTTAAGGTAGCAGTAACTGCGCCCGTGCCAGTAAACTCAATAATCTTACCTAGATCGCCAGAAACGAGAGTATAAGCAGCGGATTTGCTGTCGATTGTTATTGCTTCTGGTCCCCCAGAAGCATCTGCAAATGTAACAGCACCAGAGCCGTCAGTCGTCAGAACCTGACCAGTAGTCCCGTCTGTAGTTGGCAGGGTGTAGGTGCCACTGATCTGAACCGTGTCAGTTGTGCCACCAAGTGCAATCAGGTTGGCCGTAGTGGAGAGAGCCGTGTCACCGATAGCAATGCTGTTGGCTTGAGTAGCCCGTGCAAGCTGGCCGATAGCGATGCTGTTAGCACCAGTAGCGCCATAGCTTGAGGTGTTGTTGGCGATGGCGGCGGCGAAGGAGTTGCTGCCTGATGCGTAGGAGCCGCCTATTGCGGTGGCTGCGGTGTTTGACCCAGAAGTGACTGAGCCAGCAATAGAACTATTAAGCCCAATGGCAGTAGATAGCCCCGAACCAGCAGTAACACCACGGCCTAGTGCGATGGCAGAGCCTTGAGATGCCGAAGCACCATAGCCAATCGCCAAAGTCCGAAAACCTACACCTGTAGATGCCCCCGCCCCAATAGCTACACTTTCAGCAGCAGCAACGCTTGCCCCACTCCCAATAGCCACAGCATTAGTGCCAGTCGCACTAGGCGCAGTAGGGCTGGACGGGTTCTCAGCATACAGTTCAAGCGAAGGAATATCCTCCGCAGCAGCCGACACATACACCACAGCACTACCTGACAAGTTTAGCAAAGAGCCTGTAGAACTCTCGTCAAGTGTACGTGTGAGGGTCGTTCCAGACGCTGTGTAGGTGCCTGAGCCGATCTCCCAAGCATTCCCATCTTCAATGACATAACGAACTACATCCCCGTCAGCCACGCCAGCCGCAGCAAATGTTTGGTAGCCACTCTCAGCAGAACCAAGAGTGATTGTGCCTGTGCCCGTAGTGGACGTGGCTACTTTGGCTCTGTTTACGAGAGTGACCATGGTTTAGCTCCTTACGCGATGCGGAGGATAGCGTTAGAGGCATCTGCAACAGGGAACTGGATGATGAAGTCCCCATCTGTAGACGTCTTATCAGACCCAAAGTCCAAAACCGCGATCGCCCGGTCAGCTTTGGATGAGTTATACAGCATTGCCCCGCGCGCGGTGATCGTGGAAGATACCCACGTCGTATTGTCAAAATCGACAATAGCTGTAGTGCCATCCGAGGTAATAGATGCCCCCGTCAGCGTGTTGCCCCCAGCGGTGTACCCAGTCCCAGATACTTCGTTTGTGGTGCTATATGCAGTTGTAGCGGCATTGAGAGTAGCCGCGCTGGTGAACAACGCGATTTTGATCACGTCAGTGTCGAGGTCGTGCACGCCGCCAAGAAGCTCAGTCTTGAAACTTGTGCACATCGCTTGTGTGATAGCCATGTTATATCTCCTTAGCTCACGGCAGTTCTAACTTCGCCAGAACGATATGTGTCCTGGCGCATCTTACCGTCTCCAAGGTTTTTAAGCAGCCCGATCGAAAGCACGTACAGTTGGTTATACATGTTTACGACGTCCTGCTCACCTTTGAGGAAGCGGATAGCTTCGACCAACGCACCGTTCAGGAGCGCTGAGTCAAATTCGTCCCCGAGCCAAGTTGTACCAGCGGTAACAATCGACTCTGGGTAGTACCCGTAGTGTAACTCTACGGAATAGTCTGCGTCTGGGGTGGGCCCAAGTATAAACGTGTTCCCATCAAAAAACGCGTAGTGTTTTGGCGTTCCAACTCCGCCCGGGGCTGGATACGCCTCCCGGATGAAGTTGACGTCTTTGTTCAAGAGGAACAAATAATTACCGTCCCCATCTACGACGGCCATGCTGTACGAGTACAGGAAGTCTTCAGGCATTTGCAGGTACTTGTTCCCGGAGGTAGCCGAACCGGTTACGTTCTTGCGTAGCTCTGGAATTTGCACTGAGTTGTAGATTTTCTGCTCTGTCTGCTGAACAAACATAGCCAGCTGGTCGTCGGTGAACGACGTCTCAGTGATGTCCTGTATGTTCTGCGTGAGCTCAGCGTAATCCATAACTTATGCCATTGGCCCCCGAGCATAGAGCCCCTTCGTGGCTGCACCGGTGCCGCGCACCTTGGTACCCATCTTAGAAGGCTTCTTTGCTTTCTTAGTCTGGTTCTTAACTTTACCACCAGACTTCATCTTCTTCGTACTACAGTTTGCCATGTCGTGTTACTCCTAAGAAGTTATTACAGTGACCTGCCCAATAAATCCAGTACCAACTATTGGGAACACTGGCAGGATAAGCGCGCGGCTCTGTGCATATTCGGCGCTATCTGGGCGAGGGTTACGCAGTGCTTGGGGGTCATTCACCGGGAAGTCCCCGAGTTTCAGCTGCGGGTGATCCGGGTCCCAACATTCAGGGCACGATAACACGTTTGTTTTGCGCCCCTTCACGTGAGTAGTGCGCAGCCTGCGTAGTGGGTAACGAAACCCGCACACGTCGCATATGCCTGCGGCTTTTTGGCTGGAGGCAAAGCGTGTAGTCATCGCATAATCCTCGGCACAAAACGAACCGGAGCTTTCTCGCGATCCTCTTCCGCAGCCAGGCGGAATTGCTCTTCGTAGTCCTGTTTGAGTAGCGGGATACGTTCCGCCAACTCAGGCACCTTCATGGCGATGTAGTACGCCAGTCCTGCTACAAGGCAGGGGAGAAACCGGAAGTTCATATCCGCAGTCTGCGCACCAGCGCCTGCGTCTTCAACTCGGCGCATTCGCCAGTATACGAGCGTATATGCGTCACTCTCAGGGATTGGCCACACGTTGATGCGCGGGTTATCCCGCAGTCGTTCAATCCACACTTGGATCGGGCGCCCGGTGTTCGTCTTGTTCGGTATCGAGGAGTACGTGCTGACGCTGATGCGGGACATAGTCAGGTCCTGCTGTGTTGTACCACTTCCTGTACGGACTACCTGCTCAAGTAAGTCAATAGTGTCCGCCGGCAAGTCGTACTGGCCAACGCCCGCTGTCAAACTTATTGAGCCCTCGTCGATCGTCCACATGTTGATGCCACGGTTTTGCCACTCAATGGTCATCAGGTTCATGGACCGCCGCGCAGTGCGCAAGTCGTAGCCAGACCGCATCTCACGGCCCGCACGTTCCCATGCTTCCTCGGCAATCTCCGTGAAGTCCATGTTAAACGCTGTGGTGCCTGATGTGGTCATGCCTTACCTCTTAGCACATTTTGCAGGGGCGGACGCCCTTACGGGCCATACCCGCACCGCGAACCTTACCGCCTTTTTTCATGCCTTGTGGGGGCATGTCTTGGGCTTCTCGCATTGATGCCCGGTTACCGCGACCTACTGCAGTATCAGGGGACATCATATCCTCGAGCTCTTTCGGGCGTTTTTTCGGGCGTGCTGAACGACGTGGTGCGTTCGAGCTACCTCCGTCCATGAGGTCTTCGGGACGCATCTTAGGGCGCATAGACTTCTCGGGTGCGCCGCTCATCTGCTTCTTCATATTCGATCTCATCATAGGTCTATCCTATCTCAGGTTAGCAGTTCCATGCCCGCAGGCTCTTGTTGATACGGCTGTCCGGATCGTTTGCGGTCTTGGAGCTAGTGTTCTTTTTCTTCATACCCTTCATTCGGGCACAAAACGATTTCCGGCGATTGCCATCCTTGGTACCGGCTTTGGCGTTCGGGGCGGGGGCTTTCAGGTTCATGCCCTGCTTTTTAGCAGACGCACGTCCCTTAGCATTGAGTCCCCCATCCGGGTCCTTACCTTCTTTGCGTTGCCAAGCGGGGGACTTAACCGACCCGCCTTTTTTATAGTAGCACCGCATTCTGCACCTCTAGCCGTAGAAGAACGTAACCGACGTGACGTTTGTCAGGTCGAGGTATACGTCAGTCTCGAATAGAATACCGTTTCCTGGGATAACGATATCGTAGGCATCCGCAACAGCCGGTGTAGCGACTGTCAAAAGGGCGGTTCCAGAGGCCCCACCGTCTTTCAGCACGATGCTACCTGCCGTGGCCGTGGCTACATACGTGATGTGGCGAATGCGCTGGCGGCCGTTATATACCGTACCATCCTCGGTAAGGGTGACACTACGTACGTCCGTACTCATGTGTCCGTCCCCTTCTTAGTAGGTTTTTTGGTCGGTTTCGCAGGAGCGGATACGCGTCGCGCTAGCTCCTCAGCACTTGCTGGTTTGCGAGGGATCAAGCTCATATCAGCCTCCCTTACGCAGCAGCGATCGTTGCGCCAGTGTCAGAACGTTTCCAATCAGTACCGTCAGAGAACGCAAGGATCGGGGAGCCTGCGGCGCCATCAGAAACGTAAATCAGAGAGCCAGCAATGCTTGCAGCGGAAGGTGCCGTAGCAACTGTGTATGTTGGAACTTGGACCAGACCTACTACGTCACCTGTAACGTCGCCTGTGAATCCGTTCGTGGACACTACTGGTCCCGAAAAAGTCGTTGTACCCATGAGTATCTCCTGTCGGGGTAAGTGTCAGCCACACCACGTGGCTGTCAGGGATGGTAACAAATTACACTATAACAAAACAAAAAGAAAGGGGGAACCGAAGTTCCCCCTCCCAGAGCAGTGCCCCGCGCTTACGCGCCGGGTGAGCCGTAGATACCCAGTGGGTCAGACACGCCGAACGAATAACGCTCACGAGCTTTGTAGCGGCTGTTGCCAGTATCAAAGTCAGCGTCCATCGACGTCGCCATTGGCGCACGTGTGAAGTGCTTCAGGCCGTTTGGCACATCTGTCATCAGGAACCATGCGTTGGTGTCCGTCAGATAGTGGTTGATGGCGTAGCCTTCTGGGATCGAACCGTTCGTCTTGAGCGCGTTCAGGTCGTTGTCGGCTGTACCGACGCGGCCTTCAGTCTCGAGAAGACGAGTAGCAACGAACTGCAACGCAGGCGGAATAATCAGCTTGCGGGGCTGGGCTGCAATAAGCAGACCACGTTCGTCTGTCCACTGGCTGATAGCAATAACGGCGGCTTCAAGTGAAGTCTCGTTAAGGTCAGCAGCGACGGTTGGGCGGTTCGAGTTAGCACCACCGGAAACGAGCGGGTGGTCCGTCGCACACAACGTCTTACCGTCGCCGTATGTGGCGCCTGAGAATGCGTTGTTGAGGATGGATGCCGCTTTAACCTGCTTGGTGTACGCCATAGCGCGAGCCAGTGCTTTGGTATAACGAGCCGACAAAGAGTCGTACAAGTTATCTTCGATCGCTTCTTCAGTGATCGAAAAGCCCATCGCAACAGTTTCGTGCGTGTAGCGAGCGGTCCACGCTTCTTGAGCATTGTCATACTCAATAGCGGCACCTTCACCTTTAACAGGCGCTGCAGAGAAACCCGACAGCTTCGTTTCCTCTTCAAATGACCGGTCCGAAGACTCAGTTTCGAAGATTTGGGTGTGTTCTTCACCGTACTTGGCGTACTCCATACCGAACAGAGCGTTCAGTCCTGGTAGGAGTTCTTTAAGTAGCTGGGCGCGTGAAATAGCCATGAGTCAGCCTCCTTATACGCCAGTCGTGTTGCTATACTGGTGACCTGCGTTCCATTTAACGTAGGCCTCAGTGTAACCACCCGAGCTGTTTTTTGTTTCTTCTACAAGTCCGACGATGCGGAATGGCAGAGTGTTTGTAGTTGCAGACGTGTCAGAGATTGCACCGCGGGAGTTGCCCGAAGCTGAATCACCTGTGTTGTCTACACCCGCGACGTTTGCACCGATATCTGTCAGGGCGAGGTCACCGATAGTTGTACCCGAAGATACGACGGCTGCCTTGAACAGGAGGTCGGTTGCGTCTGCAACGTATGCGACGATGTCGCTCGCTACGACGCCTGCAGGGAACGACTGGCTGTACAGTTCGTAGCCCAGGTTCGGGTCTGTATATCTACAGCCCATGAAAACTCCGACAGGAGTCATCGCAGCATCGAACGCATCGCGTTCAACAGTGCCACCGGTGACAATCTTCACGGCATCGCCGAAGAAAATCGAAGTGTTGTAGCCACTCGCGATTTTCATCTGGCGGTATACACCACCAACGAAGGGCGTGCCGCTCAACAGTTTCACCGGAACCAGACCGTAAGGTCCGCTAACAGTAGGATAAGCCATCTTTAGCTCCTATTAAGTTCCGTTACCAAATGTGACCTTCGTCTTACGCTCGTTGAAGAGCGGCATACGAGGGTCGTTCTCACGCATGAAGTTGTTATCTACCGAGTTCATCTGGGCTTTGGTTTGCGCGCTGTAGTAGTCATTGCGCTCCTCCACCAACTCCTTCGGTGCCTTACACAGCATCAGACCACCAATCACCACATTATCGGCAAACCGTTCGTTCTCAACGGTAACCATGGTAATTTCGGGGTGATCCGCAGCCTTTACGGGCTCCCAACCTTCACGCATTTTCGAAGAAACGTTCGTGGCGTCGGTCTGACCCTGGGTGCTTACGCGGACCCAGTGATAGTCGTAACCTGCTTCGGGGTTTGGCGATGGAAGAACTTCCGGGCGCTGCCAAGTCCGTTTGCGGGTGGTTTTTTCGCGGGTATCAAGCTCGCGATCTATACGATTCTCAGCCATTTTGTTTCCTCATGTCTAGTGCAACCTGTTTGGCGTATTGTTCAGCGGTAAGTCCCAACCTCTTCGCGATTTGGACCTGCGTTTTGGTCAGTGTCACCTTACGCGGCGCAGTGCTGCGCGTTGCGGGTGCCACGACCGAGGCCTTTCGCTTCGGTTCCGGAGTTTCCGGTGTGGTGTCCTCGAACTGGTCGGGGAACACTGTTCGCATACGGGCGTCAATGCGCTCGTAGTAGTCATCGCTTTGAGGGCTTACGCCCTCTTTGACGAGTTTGTTATGCAACCCCAGCGCAAAACTCGTCATCTCGTCGTCGGTCTGGAACCATGAATTTCGGTTTTTCCAATCCATGGCCCGCTGATCGACCTGTGGAGCCGGGGCGGTTTCTGTCTTAACTTGTACAGGTGTTTCTTTCGCCTGTAAAGTTGGGACTTTGATATTGCTTACTCTTTCGAGCTTAGACGTAGCAGCCATTAGCTTTTCTTGCGCTTCGAGCACAGCGTCTGCGTCCCCGGAGTCATAGGCTGTTTTGTACGACGTCTTAGCAGCTTCAACGTCCGCCTTGGCGCTACGCTTTGCTTGCTCGATAAGTGCCGCTTGGCTCTTCGTGCCTGACGTCTTGAGCTTCTGGTTTTCTTCGACCAGCTGCTGAGCAAACCGCTCCAACTCCTCGCGCGCACGCAGGGCTTCTTCTTTGGCACGACGTTCGTCGTGGTAGCCTTTGGAGAAGTGCTTGATGCGTTTGCGAACTTTATCAGAGTACTCTTCGAGCTCTTCGTCAGTCACTTCCTCTGGCGGGTCAGATGGCTTACGCCCCCGGTCAGCCTTTGGCGTGTCGTCTACGACGTCAATCTCAAGATCATCGTCGGTCTTTGCTGGCTCTTTGGCCTTTGGTGCCGGAGTTTCGTCCTCCACCTCGACTGGTACTTCAGCCTTTTCGCCCTTTTTCATAGGCTCCGCAGAGGACGGCTCGATGTCAATCTCTACGGTGTCCTTATCTCCCTCATCGGGAAATTCGAACTCTACTTTTTGAAACGCCATGTGGTGCTCTCCTTATGCCCGCTGGATGCCACGAGGGTCAGCAACCACTGCCTCGATGGAATCGTCGTTCATCAGACGATATTCGATATCGCCCATCTTGAAGCGCGTGCCGGAGTTCATGCGAAACATGACGTAATCTCCAGGCTTACACCACGGGCCGTCAGGGTAACGCGACTCATCATTGTATGCGTCAGCCCCCATATCCACCACCATACCAATAATAGACATGATGTGGTCACGCCCACGCTCTGCGTCGGTCTTCAAAATATTTGTGCCTTCGTAGGTCTCAGCGACCTGTGGAAGTGCAATCAGTAGGCGGTAGCCAACAGGTTTGGGCAGTTGCTGCTCAAATTCATGTTCTTCACTGATTTTAACTGCTGCTTCAGTCATCATCATTATCCCTATAGTTACGCGAGAGGTCTTCAATGTAAGATTTGCTGGCTTCGAGACCCCGAATTAAGCCAACAACTTCCCTGTACGCGGCGTAGTCCTTTGGACCCCCACCGTTCAGGTATTCTTGTGCAGACGAGATTTGCTCGTCGATGTTATCAGTCAGCACGTCAAAGACGGTTTTTGCCATGGTTACTTATTCTCCCCTTTTGGCTTGTTTTGCTGCATCAGTTTCGCCACCTCTAGCTGCGTCTTATCGCGCGCAGCTTTACTGGCTTGGCTCATCTGAACCCCACGCACTTCGGCGTCGATGGCGAGCTCGGTCTTGTCGACCTTGATCTCCTCTGCCTTGAGCATCGCATCAGTAGCTGCTTTGGCCTGTTCCAACTGTAGCTGTTGAGACTTGAGCTGTGCATCCACCTGATCTTTCGCAGCTTTCCGCTGCACCTCAGCTTCTTTGACCTTGAGCTCAGCCTGCTGAAGCTGGAACATTGGGTCTTGCGCTTGCTTCTGAGCCTGCTGCTGAGCCTGTTGCTGCTGGTGCGCTTGGGTAAGCTGCTTACCGGCGTCGGCAACCAGACGTGACAGCTGGACCTCTACCTCTTCTGGCAGAGCCTCGTTTGGTGCAGGTAGTGGCGCCCCGAGTTTGTCCTCAATCTGCTGACGGTACTGGAACCCAAGGTGCTCGGCGATGTGCGCCTGCAGCGAGGCCATGATCTGCTTCGCTTGTGGGTTTTGGCCAATCATCTGTGCGATCATCGGGTCCTGCAAGAACGCCATGTGGGCGGCAATATGCGCTTGGTGATCCTGATAGATGAACGCCTTCATTGGCTTGCCGATGAGTGCAGCCATGTTCTCGCTGATAGGATCAACGGGCTTCGCATCGTCGCGAGTCGGAACAATCTTATCTGCGTTCTTGATGCCCAGCACTTCCATCATCTCGCGATGTAGGACTGGCAGATCGTAAATCTGCGGCGCTTGCTGCGACATCTGGAGCACAGCTTGGTACTGCACAACGCGCTGCGCCATGGTCGAGCTGTTCGGATCACTGACCGGGATGACGTCTACCAACATATAGTCAGTCTTACGTGCACTGACTTCCCCGCGTGCGGGCTGGTACGCGTACTCCTCTGGCGCGTGCTCTGCGATGATAGCCTTGAGCATCTTAAACTCTTGCTTCATCGCGTAGTGTACGCGCGCCTGTACGGCGGCCATCGGCTTCAGCGTACGCTCCAACAAGGCAAGCGTTGTGCCTACCGGTGCGTTTGCGGACATATCAGAGATGTTCAGGTCGCTGATAGCCCCAAGACGCCGGCCTTCCTGCGTGATGCGGTCCAGTAGCTGCAGGAGCGTCTGTGAGGGCTCCTTATAAGGTAGTGGCATGATGTTGTCCCGGATCGACCCGGAAGGCACGTCTACGTCCTTAAATTCGCCTGGCTCGATAGGAGCGTCGTCACCCTTGATGCGCAATCCACGGGTTTTCAGGCCGCCTGGCAAGTTAGACAGCGTACCTGCGTCCACCAGCTGGCGGATAAGCGACGTCCCTGCGCGTGAGTAGCCCCCGATAATGTGGATCAGGCCAAGGCCGTAGAACCCAAACCCCGGGACGTACGGGTAGTGCACGAAGAATTGGTTCTTCAGGAACAGATCATCGTCTTCTTCGTAGTTGCGGCGCACCGACAGCACCTCACCCGATCCACGCTCGATCGTAACCACGTAGGCCTTCGGTAGGTCGTCCTCGTCGTCTACACCTGGAATGGTCATCTCAACGTGACACTCGTAGAGTGCGTAGCGGTTGTCGTCCGTGAGGTTGTACCCGCCCTCTTCAGCTTTTTTCTCTTCAATATCAGAGTGATAGGGTACCGGGTCGTCCAACGGGATATCACGATAGAACCCAGCTGATTGCAGCTTGAGCATCTCGTTCTTCGTCTTGCGCATCACGTGCGTCACGCGCTCGGCTGTCTCGATGTGGCTTGCGCCGTAAGGCACAATAACGTCTTCTGCTGGGATGTAGAGCGACACCTGACGCCCGATGTTGGGGTCGAAGTACACTTTCTTGAACGCAGAGCCTGCGAGGCCCAACGAGTATAGCATGCGCTCGTGCTCGGACCGATATTCGATCATATTCTCGGTGATTTCGTAGTTCATGTCCGCTCGGACACGTTCTGCGGCCTCGATCTTCTCTTTTGTCTCGTCACCAAGGATTTTTACCTTGACGGGCCCCGCGGCGGGGAACGTCTCGGACATGGTCTCAGCCTGGAATCGGATCGCAGACTCCGCCAAAATCGTAGAATAGACCCCACAGGCGCCTTCCCACGGGTCTGTGCGCTCTTCATACTTGAATCCCAGCACGTCGAGGCCCTGCACATAGGCGTCTACCCAATCTTTCCGACTGTCAATATCGGCCTCAATCAGCCCCACGAGATCGTTTGAGAGCTCTCGCAGGTCGCCCTCCTCGATAAACTCCGCCAAGTTTGCGTCAAAATCGGCCAGATCAGCGGTTTCGGCGTCGGGGATCAGGGTGATCTCCATGCTACCATCGTCAAATACGACCGCTTCGGGGTCAATAATCTCGATCTCCAGCTCAGATTCGGGGTTCTCACCCTCCATCTGGTCCTCCAGCTCGTCGTCTAGGCCCATTGGGGCGCCGTATAGTCCTTTTTCGATGTCCATGTCTTATCCCTCAGTAAAAGCCGCCCCGGCGTTGTTTGAAATATCGTTGTTCTTCGGGTTCGTCGGTGGGCAGGCGGATAAACCCCCCGTTACGAAACCGCATGAGAGCCATGACTGTGGAGTCTACCAAGTCATCGTGCGACATGAACGGAAATCCAGCGATCTCCTCCACGACTTCTTCGGCCCAGCGCGTCTGCGGGACCCAGCACATACCTGTTGCGACGATATCTGCGACACTGTTGAGGCGGGCCAGCTTATCTCCGGACCCACGGTGCGGCGTGTACTCTTGCACGGGTAGCCCCATACGGCGCATCTCCTGATAAAGCGCAGTGCCAGCGCTCTTCTTCTCCACGATAAACGAGTCTGGTTGCCACTCCTCGTACTCTTCCATCGCGAGCTTTTTGAGCTCAGGAAACTCCATACGCTGTTTTATGCTATTTAACAATATCACATTGTACTCAGAGTTCTCCTCGTTGAGGAACACACCCCAAGTTGTCAGCGCAGTAAAGTCAGCCCTGTTGTGCTTCTCTGCCGCGGCGTCCAACGACATGATTATGTACTCGCAGGAGGGCGGCTCATCATGTGGCCACTCGTTCCACCACTCACGCTTGATGAGCGCGGCTTCTTCGGTTGTGGGCTGCTGCTGGTACTGCGAGCTCCACTGGAATAGTGGCATCGACGCCTTGGTACGCTCCAGCGCTGTAAGGTCGAAAAACTCTGGCCATAAGGGCTTCTGAGTGATCTTGCCCGTCTTCTTGTCTTTTGTGTCGATAATCGCCGGAAACTCAACGACCTCGTACTGGTCCGACTTGTCGTTCTTCGCCATGTCACGTGTTACACGGCCTGTTAGGTCATCGAGGTGCCAGCGGGTTTGGACAATCGCCACGCGGCCCCCGGGCATCAGGCGGGTCCGGGCACCGAACGTGAACCATTCATAAGCCCTCTCGAACACCTCAAAGTTACCGTTCAGCACATCCTGCTCCGAGTGGGGGTCGTCGATCAAGAGCAAGTCAGCACCCCGGCCCGCAATGGAGCTACCGATGCCGCAGGCGAAATACTCGCCTTTCATGTTGGTGTTCCACCGGCCGGCCGACTTGGAGTCAACAGACAGCGTCACTGTCGGAAACACGTCTTTATACGCATCTGTGGAGATCAGGTTCCGGACCTTACGCCCAAAATCGACGGCTAGGTCTGTGGTGTGGGACACCATCATAACTTTCTTATCCGGGTTCCGCCCCAGGAACCATGCCGGGTAGAAGATAGATACAAGCTGCGACTTGCCATGTCGTGGTGGCATGTTCACACAAATACGGTCTTTGTCGCCCCGCTCGATCGCCATGAGCATATTCGCCAGAATTCGGTGGTGTCGCCCCACAAGGTAGTTGGGGTCCATCTTCTTACAAAACGCCAGCAGGTCATCATGCGCGGATTGGTTCGCCCGGCGGGTCGCAAGCTCGTCGACCATCTTGTCGATCTCGGCAACCTCTTCCGGAGTGAACGCATCCAGATTCTCGAGCATGTGCTCGATCTCTTCCTCAGTGAAGTCCAACACCTTAGTCATCGTCGAACCCAAGCTCTCGATCTACGTCGATCGCACTCCCGTCGACCACGACTGCGTCCTCTACGTCTTCCGGCTGGCTCAGCCGCTGCAGCTTCTGGCGCAGCTTCGCTTTCAGATCGTCAGTGGTCTGATGAGTGATCGTAACTTCGGACTTTTCTGTGAAGAGCCCAACGTCTGACAACTTACCAAGCAGCTCCAGCGCCTTGATACGCACTCTGGGGTCCGGATTCTCTGTCTCCAGGATGAGCTTGTTGGTCACAAGGTGCCGCACGGTGACCGCGGAATCCACCACGTGGCGTCCAAACTCCGTCAGAATCTTGTTCGTCTCCAAGATCGCAGCTGGGGTCATCGTAGCTACACGCTTTGGTGTGACAACTTTAGAGGCCTGATCGGGGTTTTCGGCGTATGCAACGGACAGCTGAGCGGCGACTTCGTCGTCCTCGCGGGTCTTTGCAGTCTTGAGGCCATGCTCTGACAGCAACTCAACAGTCCGTGCGCATGCAGCGGCACGTTCTTTTAGGTCTATTTTGGGGGCCCTATTTGTAAGTGGCACCCCGGAGTCCAGTGTGAGTTCTAATGTCATGTCATGTCGCAGGCTGTTGGCCGATACCACAACTGTAGTTGTTCTCATATGATTTCGCAAGACTCAGTAGCGTAGCGAAATTTTTTGCACTGGGGGACTTATTTTTTGGGTGGGGGGTGTTCCGCGTAGCGCGCCGAGTCCGCCGGGTGGCTAGATAGCGTAACCTCTTGTTTTTACTATAAAAAATTTTTGATATCGTGTTTTTGGCGCTGTGGGGGGCGGTTTGTTTGTCTGGATTAGTAATACATAGGAAGTAGACGGAGTCCCAAAACTATTTCGGGGGGTGGGGGCGGGGTATGCCTTGCCTATCGGCGTTTTGTTAGTGACGCCCACTAACACGCGAACAAGCGTTGCGCTACGCTGTCAGGCGTTGGCGTTGGGCGTTATCCCTTGCCATGCCTTGCCATAACGTGTTAGAACTTAGGTATCGGAACGGCCAAGGCCACCGATTATTTTAACCTTATTAGCTAGGAGCTAAAACACTATGACTACTTTCAACAAAGAAACCGCCGCGCTCATCACGTCCACCGTCGCAGCCGTCGAGGGCGCATCACGCAAGCTTGCGTCCACGGCCGATACGCTACACGCAAGCGGCGTTCCGTCCACTCACTTTGTTTCGCCCAAGTCCAAGTCGGGGGAATCGACTGCGACGCCTGAAGAGTTTGACGCGCTCAACGCCGCGATCGTTGCGGGCTTTACGGTCGCGGTGCAGAAACTCATGGCCGCGCCCACTAAGTCGCTGCAGGACGCGGACAAGGCGGAAAAGCGCTACTGGCAACAGCAGATCGGTGCGCGTCGTAACGACTTTAAGCGTGCCCTTGAAAAGCGCGAAGGCAAGGCGGACAACCGCGAGCCGCAGGCGCCCAAGTCAGCAGAGGACAAGATCCGCGCCCAGATTGAAACGATCGAAAAGATCGTGCAAGGCGCTGAGGCGCTGAGCTTCGACGCCGCCGACTTCTTGAAAGATCTTCGCGCTTTGAACCGCAAGATCAAGTAAACCAACCGCGCGGGCCGCAAGGCCCGCGCTTCCCTCACATCTCACATCTTAGGACAACCAAAACTATGACACTTGCAACCAACCTAATCGCCGCCCTAACCGCAACCTTCCGCGCCGATGCGCAAGACTTGCTAACAACCGTGAAAGACCTTTCCCGGGCGTTCGACGCTGCGGACGACGACGCTAACTTCCAAACTTGTGACGCTATCTATCGCGCGATCGATGCTATACGCCGCGACGTTCAAGATCGCATCGACCACGAAACCGACCAGCTTGACCTTGACCCGACGTT